GTTTCCCAGTCACGATCGTTGGCAGATGCTTTTTTGAAGGGAGACCATTGGTACAAAGGACTCGGATATATAGGACCGATTCCTACAGATACAAATGGGAAAGATGCTCAGGACATCATTCAAAAAATCCATAAGACCTTTGTCTCTAGAAACGTAACCAAAGAAACTATGCGAAGAGGAGTTACTGGATTGTTAGGTAATGAACCTGCTTGGATGGTGACAGATAAAACGCTGGAACAAAGAGTGAAGGATAATCGAGGCCGTCAAACAGAAATTGAAGAACGTAAGGAAGCGATCTTAGCCAAGATACTGGCATTTATAGAGTCTCAAACGGAAGATGAGGAAGGCGTACCCCAGCCAGCCCCTGGCAATCCGGACAGTCCGGAAGACGGAGGTGCGGGAGGTGCAAATCCTACTCCGAAGCCGGATGACGTACCAGAATCGGGAGAGGAAGGAGAAAAGAAAAAAAAGGAAACCGGATTGTTAGGTACGGCTGAAGAAGAACCTATAAACGAAACACTTGTCTTAGCAGAGACTCTTTTGAAAGATAATTGGTTAAATACGAATGCTATGGAAGAGTTTAAGAAAGCTGTAGCAAAAAGATTAGTTCGTGGTTACGGATTATTAAGACTTTACATTCCAGCTAAGTATTTCAATACCCAGGACGGTACTTTGAAAGAAGACCTTGACTTAGTAGAGGCCATGAATGCTATAAAGGTAGAGTTCTGCGATAAAGGCCGTGTATTGGACCATCAAGGGGATAAGCTATCTATCATAGAACATCAGCATAAAGATGTGACCACGGTCTCCGGAATGACTAATAAGAGTACCCGGTTGGAGATATGCTTTGTAGATGATGACGACCAAACATGGGTGGCAGAGGTCGTTCAAAATAAAAAACGCTCCTCTCAAATTCAAAATCAGCTTGGTAAATTGAAAGATGATCAAGGGACCGAGGATGCTGATCAGACCAATAAAATCGGGAAGAACTTGATGAGAATTGCTGAGTTGTCCACCCCCATGGATTTAGGTGGGAATCTTACTTCGTATGAAATCTCGGGAGAACCTTATTGCACACAGCAGTTATTGGACAACAATAAACTTCTTAATTTGAACCTGACCATGAGTGGGAACACTACCATTGAAGCAGGATTTTCTGAGTTAGTTTTGACCAATGTGGAGCTAGAGAGAGAAGACCCTGAAGACATTGATTCCCCAGTTAAAGGAATTAAGCGTGGAGGTGGGGTGGTCAACAATTTCCAAAGTGTGATTATTGACGACAAAGATGACGGAGAAAAAGCCATACCGGCTGGTGTTCATTTTAAGGACCCTGCTCCGGTTTCTACTTTTACAGAAGGGAAGAACATGGCCTACAGGAATTGTCTTGAAGAGGTGTCACAGTTATATGTAATAACTACAGGGGACTCAACTACAACAGCAGTCTCCAGAATCCAAGCACGTGAGGAGTTTATCCTGAGAATGCATGACTTCAAACCTGAGATTGATCGGATGGGAAGCTGGTTGTTTACCACAGTATTAAGATTAGCTTCAGTTCTGGCAGGTGAGGAAGATAAATTCAAAGGACTCTCTGTACAATTTGAGTGTAGACTAAGTGCCGGTAAACTGACCCCGGAAGAACGTCGTCAAATTCAAACGGAAGTAAAAGACGGGACTCGTACAAAAGAGTCCGCTCGGATGTTGTTAGGTATATTCGATTCCGCAACTGAGCAAGATAAGATTGATATTGAAAAATATGAAGATCTTTTCCAACAAGTGGTGACTCAGGTTATAACTAACAAGATGACATTGAGTTCACCTCAACCAACAGAAGAAACAGGAGGCAATTAAAATGGGCAAATATGATAATGATGAAGAACCTGATGCACCAAGCGAAGAATCCCAAGAAGTGGTCTTTGAGATGACTATGACGGGAAGAGGAACCATTGATCAAAGTGAGGAAATCCTGGGGGAACTTAATGAGACCGATAAAGAACAGTTGTTTCGGGTTCAAGAAGGGGAGCCAGAACTTACGGAGTATGCTGTGAAGATTTATAATCTCGCTGGTCAGCTCCTGGATTCCAAGGTAATTACCAAGGAGTAAATTTATGAGTGTTACTTTTATGTTGCTAATAATTGGATTTGTTCTGGGATTATTGTTTCCCAGATCAATGGAAGAAGTCCGGTATTTTTTGAATACACGATTACGGAGGAAAAAGAATGAAAGTATTAGGTTACCTGAAGAATAAGGAATCCGGGGTTATTCTGGAGCATGTGGGCTTTCATGAGAGCGAAGATTATTTATTAAGGGGCCTTTTTAGTTCTCATGAACCTTTTCGTAATCATAAATATGAAACGGAACAGGAATATGTGTCTGTAGATCAGGCTGAAATTGATAAGATTGAAAGACAGACCTGTGGACGTCGTATGAAAGATATTGGCCCCTGGGAACAAAAAGAAAACCAGGATTACTGGAGAGTTTTAGAGAACGGGGATAAGACTTGTAGTTTTTGTGGAAGTTTAAGTCATGAAGATATTCTCCGACTTTTGAAAAAACATGGGAGAGGTATATTGGGATTTACTGATAAAAGCTACAAGTGGTATATTAATCAACCTGAAGTAGGGAATGCTGGAGAAGGGGGAATTAAATACTATCGTCAACATGATACCCCTGAATTTATTGAAGAAGTAAATAAATTGATTGCTTAGTAGTGGGACCTGTTTGCGCGGATTAACAGGAGAAGTAAGGTTCGAATCCTTCCCCATTATTTTAGACCCCGTGGACGACTGGACGATCGCCGAGGAAGCATGCTGATACAGACCAACCAGTGACAGCCGGAGAGACGGCACAAATTTAAGGAGAATACTATGAGAATGTGTGAAGACCCAAAAACTTGTAATCAATGTAAAGGATTATATTCAACTCCAGAAGAATTAGATGCTGCTTTTGAAACAGCCAGTGAATTTTGGAGAGATGTCAGAAGAATTCAAAATCATTTTCCAAGTATTAAGGATTTACAAGAACGAAATTCTAAAATAGTAGAAAATTTCTTAGACAAAATAAATGATGTAGATAAAATTAAATCAATGAGTTTAGGTTTTATTTCTCAAGGTGAAATTGTAATTAATAATCCTAAACAAATTGTTGTAATCGATACTTAGGGTTTACAAAGTAAATTCCTTCGCGTTATATTCCTAATTGACATTCTCTCAAAATCCACTCTCATAAAGTCGTGAGGCTGAGCTAAGCGACTCTAAACAATTCCTAAATGCTGGCAGAGCCGGTAATCAAAAACAATAAAATCCATAAATGGAAGGAGTCCAGAGGACTATGAGCATACTTAAATCGAAGTATACGAAACTGAAAGATATTCCCAAGTGGGCACGTGAGGCTAATCTCTATCAACAACAAGATTCCGGAGAATACGTTTTTCGAATTGATCAAGTTGAGGGAGCCACAGAACTTGCAGCTCCGGGATTAACTGCTAACCGTGATGCATTTCGTGATGAAAAAGACGAAGCGATTAGGCAAAGGGATGCAGCTGTTCAGAGAGCAGAAGCAGCCGAAAAAGATTTGTCTAAACTTCGGACACCAGGAAGTGTAGTGCTTTCCCCAGATGATACCACTGAGTGGAATGCTATGAAAGCTTTAGGAACATCCAAGGAAATTTCTAAGAAATTGGATGAACTTAAAGATGCTAAGGTAAAGATTGAAAATATCGATGCCTCAAAAGCGCGTGGGGATTTTGCAAAGGCAGCAGGAATCAATGAAACTGTTTTCGATGATTGGCTAAGTTCCGATCGTGGTGAAGGGATTACTAAATACTTTACTAAAGAAGAACTTGTTAAAGACGAGAAAACAGGAAAAGAGGAAAAAGTTCAAGTTCCGTATTTAACTCTCGAAAAGCAGGTAGATGGAAAGACCAAGACAGAGGATGTTAAGCTGGAGACCTATGCAAAAACAGTCCTTCCGGTTTATCAGTATGAAGCTTTGCAAAAAGTGGATACGAATGAGTCCGGCGAACAAACGACAACTGATACTAAAGACAAGAAAAAACCTTTCTATGTCCCTGCATTTGACGATAAGGAAAAAGATGATAAGTCAGAAGATAAATCATCTACGAAACGATCAGAAGGAGAACGTCCTGTTGATTTTTATAATGAAAATCGTTCTACAGGAAAGAGCCCTTTTGCTAAAAACTAATTAATACACACTGATTCAATCAGGAGGAAAGAATATGTCTAGATCATCTAGTAACCAGGTATCTCCTTCGTTTGTGGTAGATCAATCTTCTCTAACCAGAGGTCATGGTCGACAAGTTGATTTTGCTGCGGTGTCGGATAAATACCGACAAGACGCAATTAAAATCAAAGCCACAGCGAATGCAGCTGCTGCAGCTACCACAATTGCTGTCGAAGCGCTTGATGGGAGAATCCCTAAAGGAGCTTTACTCAATTTTGGTGGAAGTAAGTTTGCAAAGCTTACTGCTGAAGCTGATGAAGGCGATGTGAGTTTGACAGTTCAAGCCCTGGATAACCAGGTAGATTTGGACGACGTAACTTACTTTGGAGTCGGTTTCAAAGTAGTTCCTGCGGGAACAATTGTGGCCGATACGACAGGTGGTGCTGTTCCGAGAGAAGACTCTGGAGCGGATACTGCAAACGGAATTATGGAAACAAGTCAACATGAAGACCCGAAAGCCCAAGACTCCTTGTCTGGTGGTAGTGTTCTGAATGGTGGTGTACTTTTCAAGAATCAATTACCTCAGGTAATCGATGCTGAAATTAGTTCCGGCACAATCGATGGTTGGATAACAGAGCTGAAAAATGCTGGCTGTCATTTCAACTTTGACAATGATTACGTAGACTCGAGCAGCGCGTAATTTCACCCAGTTTTTGATTATCGGTTTTTAGGAAACCGTTAGCATTTCGGAGGACATTATTATGGAATTCAATTTCCAAGAAATTTTGGACGACATCGGGAATACTACAGTTTTTGAACTGGGTAACGAAGCACGTCCTGCAGAAGACTATATCCTTAATGCCATCCTCCCGGAAGAGAATCATAATTCTTATGATATTGATTCTGGTAATGCTACCATTAGACCAGCTATGGTTGGTTTGGTAGGTATGGATTCACCATATCCGGAAGGCTCTGCAATTGAGACCAGCGAATTCAAAGAGAAAGTTGCGAAACTCGCAAACGCTCAGACACTTCCTGAAAAATTCCTTAGGGAACTTCAGGCGCTTGTGTATAAACTTGAATTCCAAGGTGGAGATTCTACAGAGGCAGCAAGAGATACAATTTTTAACTTTATGAATAAGGTCATTGTTCAACCCCATCTTGATAGGATGGAATGGATGAGAGGCCTGACGCTTACGACTGGTCGTATTCAATGGACATTCGGTAAACTTACCTTGGACGTGGATTACGAAATTCCTACTGGGAACTTCTTAACACATAGAACAGGTAATGATGGATATGGAGGTTCTACTTCTAAATTCTGGGATGATATGAGAGATATGAGGCGCCAGCAAAATGGTAAACTCAGAACTCGAATTATGTCTTCAGATACCAAGGAAATGATTTTGGCAAATGAAGCTAATCAAATGGAATTGGTAGATGAGAATACAGACACAGGAGCTTTCTCTGTTACTAAATACAAAATTGTAGGTGGTGTTCCAGTGAAAGAAACTGACCCAAGATTCTCTGCTAAGTTCGTAACTTATGATGGAGAGGGGGAAGTTTATATTCCTGGTCAAGCAGGCATGCGTAAAGTCAAATTCTTCCCGGATGGTATTATCTGCGGAATCGGGGAATATAACCCGAACAGATTTGTTGTAGGTACTGGTGCCACGCCGCCTCCGACTCCTGTTCAATTAGGTTATACGCATATTGGACCAACAGTAGAGGGTGGAGGTCGACCCGGAAGATGGGTAAGAGCCTATACTCCTCAAGATCGTCCATGGCAACTTGTAGGAGAGGGAGTCACAAATGGTCTTCCTGTTCTGGAAGCCCCAGAGAGAATCACGAACGCTTCGACCGTCATGGTCTAAGGGTAAGTGTCTAATTGTTAAGAGGATGCGGTGTGTGGACCGCAGAGACCCGCATCCTACTTATTTTTTGCGGTGAGGATTGATAAAAAGTTATGGCAGACCCTGAAAACAAAGTTCGCTGTAAAGTTAAACAAAATCTAAATCATGGTGGTGTTTTTTACGGAAAGGGTTCTTATGAAATCCGTGAAGACCATGCTTTAGCCATGGCGAGACTTAAGCGAATTCCTTGGAATAAAAAATTACGGGAACTCGATAGACTTGATAGAGTCGGTGAGTTCGAAGAACCTGATGAAGAACCGGATACAATCGCAGATGAAATTTCTGGTGATGAAGCTAAAGAAAAGGAAAAGGCTAAAAAGTCTAAGACCAAAAAAGCTACTAAAAAAGACCAGGAAACCGGTGATTCTGGAGACGAAGATGGTGATGGAGTTTCTGCATTCCTAAAAAATCTGAAGGGAGAGATTCCTGATGATTTCCCAGGAGACAAGGCACTCAAGAAATTGGGTATCTTTAATTTTGAGAAATTACCGAAAACCAGAGAAGACCTTGCTCAGTTGAGTGGATTAGGTAAAGCCACGGTTGAAAAGATCGGGCTTCGATTCGCACAAATGGAAGAGGACTTCAAAGAAGGTAAGTAGTTCATCGCGTGCTTTTTGGCATAAGCACAGGGGACTTAAGACTTAAAGTTTTGAGTCTTGGGTCCCCACTCCTTTTTTTAGAGAAACATTATGATTACTGAAGCACAAATTTCAGATGCAGCTACTCGGCTTGAGAATAATAAATTGAAAGCTCGTGATGTGGAATCTATGGTTTCTACAATGAGGCAGCAATTAGCAGGATTGACCGATAGATATAATTGGGATTTTCAAGGGTGGTTTGAGTCTGCAGATGATACAGATCAATCTGCAGAAACCGGGAAATTCAGGGCAGCTAAAATTGCAGCTGTTATGAATTTAATTGAAGATGATCAATTTGGAGTAGCGGCCTTGAGGAATTCTTCTGGAGCAAACTTTGATCAGGACGAACAACTGAAAGCTTACTGTACTTGGGTATTAGGTTTGTTTACACATATTCCCCATGAGTTAAGTAAATACGATTTGTCCAGGAGAAAACGCAGAGTTAGTAATTCTACTTCTGTAACTAGAGTACCTTAAGTCTTATGGGTTTATTAGATGTCAAAATTAAATTGAAGATCAAGGAACTTGATTTGAATCGACGTTTTGATTTTCCTAAGAATGGAAAAGAGGCTCGCTGCTTTTTTCTAAAGACTGATGGGGAAACTGTAGATTACGCTTTACAGACCGAGTTAATAGGCGGGTGGAATATCCACTATGACACTTTTCGAGGTATCACGACTTTGAAATATGCTACCAAAGATGGTCCAGGTTTTATTGGTCACTTGGAAAAGACTACACACATTGCAATTTTAGATGAATCAAGTGTAGATGCAGATATTTATACGATCAATGAAGACGGGGACCTAATTAAACCTAAAGGAAGACATCCTTTTTGGAGTATCCCGATCGAAGCAACTGGAGAATTTTATACAGTCCCATGATTACTAAACATGTTCATTTTAATCCTTTTGATGACCCTGATGTCTTAATGATTGGAGTCATGGATGAATCTGCAGAGTTGGTAATTGATCATATTGAAAAGTTAATGAAAAAACCGAAAACAGGTCGGTTTTACGGGACACACAGAGCATCAGCTCCAGGAGAGGCGCCGGCTATTACCGGAGACAGTCCTCCTAAGACACATTTAATAGATCTTTTTGATGTGCAAAATGTGGATTCTTTGAGTGCCATGGTAGTCAATGAATTGGGAGTAGAAGGTGAAGGACATTACGGATATATTTTGCAAGAACACAGAAACCGGCCCTTCTCAGAGGAAGCAGTAGAAAATGCATGGCCTGAGATTGAAGAATTAATTGAGGATAGGATTGATAGATGGCAATTTTAGAAAAAAACATCCGCTTGGAAATTGTTAGGCGTTTGACTGCTACAGTGGGGCCTGCCAAAATCTTAAAGCGTAATCCTTACTCGATGAACAAACAAAAATGGGTAGGAGCTTTTACCCATGAGTATGAAGATAATGGGCCAAAAGAAATTGTTCATGCTTGGTTTGTAAAAAGATATTTGGCACAAAAGAATCTAAGTGAAAATCATTATACTTATGGTTTTAACATGGTGGGATACTACGGATTCCGTTTTGGGTCAGAAGACGATAATTCCGAAGATGAATTTCAAGCGATCATTGATAATGTAATCACGGAATTTAATGAGGACGATAATTGGAATTGGGAAAGTGGAGAAAGTGATTATGTTAACGGGGAAGAATTGTTAACCCCAAATATAGGAATTACTCAGGTTGGAAAATCTAAGTATATACATATAGCACCTTTTCAATTTACCCTGCAACTAAGAAAATGTTAAGGAGACAAAAATTATGAAACGATTACTAGAAATCAAGGGAGATGTAGAAGTCGATAAATTTACAATTTCCCAGGGCGCTGCTTTTAGCGAGACCTTTGAAAAGGATAAGTCTCCTTTTCTTTTGGATGCAGATGTAGCTGCTTCTGTCCTTCGTTCACATGGTGGATATTTTAATGAGGTAGAAGTACCGGATTTTACCCCGGAAGGTTTGAAGGGAAAAACAGGAGCAGAGATGAAAGTCTTGGCTGAAGTTTTTGAAGTAGACCTAGGGGATGCTAAGAAAGTCGCGGATATTCGAGAAGTCTTAATCGAATCCGCTCAAGAAACTGCTCAAGAGGAGTCACAGGATGATTCTGAGGACAGTTCTGAAAATACGGATAGCAATGACAGTGCTTCCGATAGTGAGAGTTCTGAGAGCTCTGAAACAAATGCCGCAGAAACCGGTGAAAACGCTGATTCAGGGGATACAGAAACTGGAGAACCTGGGGAAGACGAGGAACCCGATCAAGACTAAATAACTTAGTCTTATTAAATTTAATTGAAGGAGAATTTTAATTATGGAACCACTACATCAGTCTGATTTTATATATGGAATCAGCGATGCCCCTATGAGTCAGTATGATGACGACGGAACTAATCCAACAAGTTTAGTGAAGTTTGTGACCACTGACCAACAAGCGGCAGAAATCAGTGTAACACCGGCAAACAATGAAGGACATTCAACCGGAACAGATTGGGCAACAGAACAATGGGTTGACAGACACGATGTAAACATCCCGTTTTCTATTGATGCAACTGTGAAGATGATGACTCGACTTTTGAATGCTGGAATGGGAGGTAAGGTCACATCTACTCCAGATGCTGGAGTCGAGAAAAATGTGTTCACGCCACAAGACGCTGCCACATCTCGTCAGCTTCCCATGTATTGGTTAGGAGAACAATTGGCAGCTCGCCATGATGCTCTCTATCCTAGTTGTGTTCTTGAGAAACTTACTATTCAGGGAGAAGAGTCCGGTAAACTTAATATGGCTGGAAATTTCCGTGGGTCAGGTCTTCAAATTATGGGAGGAGCAGTCCCTATCAATCCAGAGACTGACAAGTATTATCTTAAGAATACTCAGACCAACATCAAGCGAGCCACAGCTGCCACGCCTGGTACTGTAGTTAAGAATTATCAATGTGGACTTCAAAGTTACATGTTTGATATTGAAAATGCGCCTGATCAAGGTCTAGGATATGACCCAGGTTGCCAGAGATTTTATACGGATGGAGATGAGGACTCAGGAATTATTAGGTCCCATCACTTATTTGGTAGACGTAAGTACACAAGTAAGTTTGTCATTTGGCTAGAGTCTTCAGCACCTGAGATTGCACTTTTAAGAAATCAAGCTGAACTTAATTTGAAGATGGGAAGTTACGGCTCGGATGTAACAGCCGGTTTTCCGAACTTTATTGAGTTTGAATTGTTTTTAGCAAAATACTCTGCAGTTGTAATTGGTAATAAAGGTGGATTTGTAACTATGGAAATTACACCTGATGCTTTTTACGATGAGACCAATAGTCAAATCGTACAAATTACAACTCAACATGCTGCTTAAATTCAGCGTTATTTTTTGACGGTTTTTCTTGGTCCCTTTTGACCCTAACAAACTAAAAGGGACCAAAATTTTAGGAAGGAGAATATGAAAAAAATGGAAAACACAGATACCGCAGAACAACAAAAAAATATGGACCCTAGTAAAATGGGAAGTATGCCAATGGATAAAGACCCATTAATTGATACAATCCCGGAACCTAGTAATGATGCTGTGTACGATAAGACTCAGCCTCAACTTTGTGATTTTGAAACTGAAGACGATGAAGATAGATATGCCTATCAATTCCGAGTAGACAACCTTGAAGACGATGATGAACTTTTTGAGTTTGATAATCTTCAGCAAATGAGAATTGTAGAAGATGGAAATGATCGTAGTCTTGAAGTTGATAACTTAGATGCTTGTGTTTGGTTTTTCAAACGAAATGTAAAACTTGTCAAAGGTTTTGTAGGGGATGATAAACCCGGAGCAAAACCACCTGAAGGTTGGCAAGACGGGTTTGATGATGATGAAATGCAAGAGGTCGTTAATAGTTTACTTTTTGGTGATATTTATGTAGCTGATGGAAAAGTCAAGACCATTAAGAAACGAGATTTTAGTAAGAAAAAAGGAAAGACTGGTGAAGGATTTCCTCTTACGCTTAAAGCTTTCTTTAATCGAGCAGAAGTGCTTGTAAAATTCCGTTTTCCTAAGAAAGAAAGTAAACACATCAAGCGATACAAAAAAATTACTGGAGCAGCTAAATTTAAGAAAGGTCGAGACGGGACCTATATGCCTGCTGCTTCCAAAAAACTCAATGCTTTAGCAAGAGAGATAGGCGTTACCTGGGAAGGTAATCCAGCTGCCCATCTTATTTCGATGGCAATGAGGGAGAGATATGACACTACTCTTAAACGACAAACAAAAAAGTTGAATCGTTAAGAGAAGATGTCTTTAACAAGGTCGCCAAACAATTTGGGCAACGGGATGCGTCTGTCAAGTCTGCGGTATCCGTATTCCGTTGTCCAGGCGACGGATATTGTGACAGATTTGATGGTGCAGGCGGAAAGAGTTTTGAAGAACGAATTGACAATGCAGTCCCTGGATGTCCAAGAGAATGTAATCCACCTTTGGACCCAGAATTTGTAGAGGAATTAGATGGAGTGTTTTCTACAAATGAAAGATTGTTTTATATGGGGCAAATTTACGACATGGTGAATGATTATCATGCAGGAGACCAACCCCGACTTCAAGACTACGAATGGTGGCAATGGGAACTTTACCGATACTGGATTGAACTTGAAAGATATTTTGAAAGAGTAGTTCAAGTAAAACTCGGTGCTTTGGTAGATAGCTTTTCTAAGAAAAAATAATTATGGCTAAACTCGTTCCAATAGTTCTTAAGTTAGATAGTTCTCAGGCGAAAACTGGTATTCGCCAGATCAATCGGGAACTATCTAAATTAGGAGTTGGAAAAGTTCCTATTGGTTTTAGCCCTCGCCAACTAAAACGATTCGAGACTCAAATTAAAAATCAACGAACTATGGTGGAGGCCAGTGCTAAGGCCCAAGCTAATGTTGCAATCGAACAAGCTAAGAGAATTACCAATGTTCAAAAAGCTCAACTTAGACAGATTGAAAACGTTGAAAAAACCAAACAAAAACTCTCACTTCAAACCGCAAGAGCTGCCGATAAAGCGGCCTCCGATGCACGTGCAAAAGCTGTTAAACAAAAACAAATTGAAGCACGAGCTTTTGACCAAGCGGAAAATCGAAAAAACAAAATACAGCTCCAACAATCCCGAGAACGTATAGCTGCAGCAAATCGAGAAGCTCGAGCTGTAGAAAATGCTAAAAAACGGGAATGGCAGGAGTTTCAAAGAAGGGAACGTCAAAAGACCGTTGCTCAAAACCAAGCTGCTAGAAATCGAGCTGCTTTAGGTGGAAACATCCAGTCTGCTGGTCAATCTGTAACCCGAATTGGAGTTGCAACTACAGCTGCTGTTACAGTACCGATCGTAGCTGCCACTGCATCGATTCTGAAGATGGGTGCTCAGTATGAAGTGACCATGAATACCTTCCAGGCCACGACTTCTGCAACAGCTGATCAAATGGCACGGGCCTCGAAGGAAGCAATCAAGTTAGGTAATGATTTAACTTTACCAGGAGTTTCCGCGGCTGATGCTGGAGATGCTATGACAGCTCTGGCAAAGAATGCATTTTCTGCAGATCAAGCGATCGAGGCAGCCAATGGAACTTTAAGATTGTCCCGAGCAGTAAATCTTGAGGGAGCTCTGGCAGCAGAAATCTTAGCAGCAGCTATAAATACTTTTGGACTCGAAGCTAAAGAGGCAACTAGGATTGCAGATTTATATGCAGCTTCAGCCAATGCTTCTTCTTCTACTACTGTGGATATGTTTGAGGCCATGAAAAATGCAGGGTCTGTAGCAAAATCCATGAAGATTCCGATTGAGGATATGGTCACTGCCATTTCTCTCCTTGCAAATGCAGGAATTAAAGGGGGAGATGCTGGTACGGGTCTCAAGGCAACTTTACTTTCCTTAGCAGCACCATCTTCCAAAGCAAAAGATGCAATGGAAACTTTAGGATTCAAAGCATTCGATGCCGAAGGAAACCTAAAATCCTTGAGAACAATAATTAATGAATTAAACGAACGAACCAAGGACCTAACTCCTGAGCAAGCGCTTCCGCTTCTCAAGGCCATCTTTGGTAAGATCGGAATTAAAACAGCACTTCCATTGTTAGATGCTGGAATTGATAAGTTTGACAAAATGAGTAAGGCAGTACAAAAATCTGGGGCTGCTACTGAATTGTCAGCTGCTAAGAACAGAGGTCTTGCTGGAGCTTGGGACGGATTGATTTCTAAAATCGAGACCTTTGGACTTAGTATTTTTGAAAAGATCAAAGGTCCTCTTACTGCTTTTGTATTTTTCTTAGCGGATGCAGTAGGCAAAGCTCAAGAACTTTTTGATAGTCTTCCTGCTTCTATTCAAGGAATAATTTTTGCACTCATAGCTTTGGCAGCGGCGATTGGCCCGGTCCTCGTTGTCATTGGGACCCTGATAACTTTAGTTGGAGCAGTAATGGCCACGATTACTGCAGCCGGGGGAATCACTGCAATCCTAACCGGTATAGGAATTGCGATTCTAGCGTTGACCGGTCTGATCATCCAACTTACACCTGTAGTTATCGGAGTGGCTGCTTCCATCACTGCGGCGGTAGCTGCTTGGAAGAATGACTTCGGTGGATTTCGTACATTTGTCACCGAAGCATTCATCCAGGTCCAAGCAATTGTAGAACTTGTGATGGGCAAAATTTTAGAACTCACTACTTTAATTGGTGGAAAAGTTGTGGAATGGTGGGAAGCAAATTATCCTCTTATTGAAGAGGTTGTTTCCAGAGTTTCTTTTGCGATTCGGTCTATTGTAGAAACTTTCTTAGGTGTGATTGTTGGTTTCTGGGAAGCTCACGGAGAGACCATTATAAACTTTGTTTCCGGAATGTGGACTAGAGTCAAAGGAATTATTTCTACCTTTACAGATTTGATTGGTGGAATTGTTAGGTTATTTCTTCAGTTGATGGCTAGGGATTGGGATGGAGCTTGGGAGACTTTATTAAAATTAGTGACTACCTGGACTTCCCTAATTGTTCAATCTTTGAAACATTGGTTTACTACTATTTGGGGAATTTTTCTAGCAATCGTAGCTGCTGTAGCAAAATTTGGGGTTATGTTTGTGACTACTTTGTTTAGGTGGGTAACCAGAGCGGTAGTAGGAGCCGGAGATATTTTAGCAAAACTTCCGTTTATAATCATAGCTTTGATTCCTCGAATAATCTCAGCAGGTATGGCAATTGGTCAAGCTATCTGGCGGGGAATTAAAGAAGGGTTGGCTGGAGCAGCAGCAAGTAGTCCTCTTGATGGGGATGTTATAGGAATTGGTGCTGGTGCATCTGGTTCCATAGGAGCTTCTTTACCCGGTTCTGGTCCCACACTTAAGTTACCTAAGCTTGGAGGAATCGGAGGTGGTAGTGGACGCCGTGGAGGCGGTGGTGGACGTTCTGGAGGCAGAGGCCGAACTCGACAACGACAATTAACTGCAATTGAACAACTTCGTAAATCTGCAGCTGATGCTAACAAAGAAGTAGGATTCCTAAACAGTTCATTAGAAGTTCTGGACCTCAAGACTCAAATTATTAAAAGTAATCGTCTGAAGTCCCTAGCAGAACAATTGATTAAACTACGAGAAGAAGTTGGGGACAGAGGACGGCCACTTCCTCGAACTCAAGAAGGATTAGAAAAAGAAATTAAACTCATTGAAGAATCTACGGCGATCGCTAAGGAAGCCAATAAATTAACGGATGAAATGAGGGAAAAAGTAGTAGGGACTACAAAAGCTAAAACTTTTTTACAGAAAGCCAGTGCACTGGTTAATCGTGCAATTAAAAATGGAACAGACGAGTTTACAAAACAGTCTGCTGCTATTTTCTTTAACAATGCTCGTTTGGCTGATAATGCCGTAGAAAAAGAAAAATTAGCTAAGGTCAATGAGTCTATTGTAAATAAAGGAAATCAGACTATCGCAAACCTTACTAAAGAAATTGAACTCTTTGGGGAAACTGATAAAGTTGAACAACTCTTGATCAAAAATAAATTTGAGTTACTTGATTTAAGAGAACAACTAATCAAGGATGGATTTGGAGAAGCTTCAATTCTGGAAGCAGAAAAACATTTGAAGGCTACCCAAGCTTCTATAACTGCCTTGACCAAGAAGTTGGAATTACTCAAATAAGATCGTGACTGGGAAAC